TAGCACTTGTTATACCATCAAGCATCTGCTTGAACATTTTATTCTTCGTCATTATCTATTTCTATTGTAGGTGAAATACTGATACTTTCTTCCCATTCACTATTATCTTCAGTAATTTTTAATTCATCCACATTAGTTATAGATTCTGAAAACCACTCATGAGCGTGTTGTTTTTTATATTCTTTTGTAGCATCTGGATCATCTTCAATAAAACCATGTGGTGTTACTATAACAGTTGATGATGTAGCTACTCCACAATCAGCGTGAATTTTATCTATAGATACTTTTGTACGTTTAGCAAACTCAACTTTTTTACCTTTATGTTGAGCATGTATTTTAGATGTACCACTATTAGTCACATTACCAAATGTAATTACAATTGAAGCGTCCCAATACATTGTATTACCACCTTTATTAGTCATTCTTGGTTGACTCATAGGTGTAAGTGCTGGTTGAACTCCTACTTTATTAATTACAAAAAATGTATTTGTGAATTGTGAGTTATCTTTACGAGACATTGGAAACTTTTGATTAATAAAGTTACCAAACTGTGTTGACATGGCACCCGCGTTCCACATCGGATTGTTTTTACCTTGTTCGATACTTAAATCACATGGTATAGAACCTACTGAATCCCATAGAAACAATAAATCATGAGGTAAATTACCTTTCTTTTGTTCATCTAAAATATCAGCTATGAACGCTGATACATCTTCAATTGAATTTAAAGATGATCTATCAACATAAAGAAAGAAACCACTATAATTCATTACTTCGCCTGTTGCTTCATCTGGAATTGCATTACATTGAAATCCCATTTTTTGAGCATGAATGAAATCCCATTTCATCTCAGTGATGATAAACACAGGCAATATACCCATCTTTTGAGCAGCGACAGCTGTCTCAATCAATAGTGTTGTTTTACCTGTATCTGAACCACCTCTAGCTATTGTGATATGACCCATTGGTATACCAGGTATAGATAAAGTGTCCTGCATCGCTGGTGAAAATGGGATCCACTTCTGCGTCTTAAAATTTGATGACTGATCCAGCTTTTTTGTTTTCTTGAATTTATCAAGATCAAATGTACCCTTAATTGCTTGAGAAACACTTGTATTTACACTTTTAGCTGATTTAGCCATAATAATTATTTATTAAAAAGTTCATCAAATTCATTCTCGTCAAATCCTTTTTTCTTAGTATTTAACGCATAATTAGTCTTAGGTGATTCTACTACTGGTGTGTCTGTAACTTCGTCAGTTGTTTCTTCTTCAGTAGTTGTTTCTTCACTTGGTTCTAACCATTCCATCAACATGTTTTTCATTTCATCAAACTCATATTTCTTATAGAGTTCAAGTACATCTGGTTGTTCACTAATCCATTTTTTAATGGCTTCATTATCATCAGATAATCCTGATGTTTTTGGTTTAATACGAACTGATGATTTATTGAATTTAGTACCTGTAACTTCAGGACCAACAGTATCGATTGTTAAATCTCTACCATCCATAATATCAGTGTAATCTCCAATATCCTCATCTTCAGCAATACCTAATAGTTCAAGATACATTTCCCTACCAAACTGCCATAGACGAACACCTTTATCTTCTTCGCCTCTAACAATAACAGGAACAAATATCCTCATTTTAGGACTAATTTTCTTAGCTAATGACCAATTTTCCTTGTCACTAGTTTTTCTTAACTGAGATGCAAATTCAACAATTGGATCTTTTTCACCAAAGTTAGTTAACGATAACATTGTTTTGTTTCCAATACCATAATGAAACATCACTTCTCTAAACGGATTAGCTTTGTTAAATTTGGATGGAACAATACGAATTACTGCTTTGCCAATAGGTGGAGCCCAAAATGTCTTAGTACGATCTTCTTTAATGAAGCCGCCTTTTTTGTTTTGCAACGATTGCATACGTTGCTTAATTTGATTTAAATCCATATTATAACTGTTTATTTATTTATAACTAAATATAGCATCAGAAAAATTAGAGGCCAAACCTAAGTTAACAAAAGCTTTCATTTCTAAAAGCTCTTAGTTAATATTAATTATTTTGTGAATTGTTGTTTCCAATTTTCTTAATTGGTCTGGACCTTGTGTGAGTAGAATTGTGTTGCGATAGTCGTTCCATTCTATTCTGTAATTAGGATCTGCATAACCATTATTTAAAGATTTAATTAACGCGTTTAAAGCATTAATAGTATATAAAGTATTCGATTCTTTTTTACGATGTACTAATATAGTGTTAGGTAATACAGAAGTTGTACTCATATTACCTGGATCAATATTATAAGTAAATATAACCTCGTCACTATCTTTTGATTCTAAAATAAAAATTTTATTATATAGAATAGAGTAGCGACCAGTTATAATGTCTAACGTTTGATCTATGTCTTCTTTCTTTGCGAAAGTTCCGAATAACTTATTGGCCAATTCTTGTATGGTTATATTATATTCCATAAATATGTTATTTTTTTACTAAAGCGCCATAATTCTCGCCAACACTCATACGGGTTGGGAAACCATTAGCCTCTAGCTCTTGTTTAATTTTGGGTAATAATGTTTTAATATCTTCTTTAGCTACATCTAACAATATAGAATCATATGTGTATAATACTATTTTAGTTTTTTTACCATCTAGTAATTTTAACACACGTTCTAATGTTAATGTATTATAATATGTTTCGTATGATTGGATTAAGTAACTTAATATTTTATTTTTATTTGGATTTTCTATTTTTATTTGTGGTATAGTAATACCTGAAGGTAATATTAAACTATTAATATGTGTTGATTTGAATTCTTTCCATTTATTATCTAACCATTCATTTAATTTAGCAAAAAATGGAAACCAAGCATATTCATCTCTAATACCACCATATATGTTTTGGAACATAATTTCTTTAGGTACTTCATCATATGGTTCACCTTCAAATGTATAACCAATCATTTTAGCTATTATACGTGGATGGTAAGCACTGTAATCAAATTCAACAAAAACATAATTATTTGGTTCAAATGACTCACGTGCGCTACCCTTAGGTAAAGCGGCGTAATTAACGCCATTAAATGCGTTTGACGGACGAGTAGTTAAATTATATAAATTGTATTGTGTATAAACTGTATTCCCGTAAATCGAATTATCTTTCCAAGTAGTTTCAAAATGTTTATTAAACTTACGTGAATCAATACCTATACCACTTTTTTCAATCTGGTAAAATACTTCAGTAAACGTATTTAAAAATTCGTTTTTATGATTAGTGTAAAATTTAGAAAAATATAATTTATCCTTTAAATGAGTATATATATTTTCCCATTTTTCATAATGTTTAGGTATGGGTATAAGTGAATTTAAATCATTTATATAATATTTTTGATTATTAAAATCAGTATGTACTTTAGTATCAAATTGTGATTCATCAATATAATTAGTAAAATTAATATCTAGTAAATTATCACCTGGTAGAAAATATAAATGATATTTTTTATCTAAAACATAGACAGTGTCAATACTAGAAATAAATTCTTTAACTGTTTCCCAATCTAGCTTAAATGCTTCACTATGGTCTATAGGTAATATATAACCTTTATCTCCATCATTATAATACACCAAACATGGTTTAGTTAATGATGGATGACTATTATCATTTAATGTAGTGACATTAATAAAACAAGTATTGTTTTCTGGTTTACCTAAATGTTCAAGTTGTTCTTTTGTTTCGACTATATAAAACATAACCTTTATTATAGATTAAATATATAGTTAAAAATCTAGATAACCAAATCTTTATTTTAACAAACTATTTCTTGCGCTGTAAGTGCTCTATTAGTATTCGCTGTTACAACAAATGATCCTACACAAGATGTACTTGCTGCTGGACATGTTGTATTTGTACTTGCGCCATGGAAGTAAGTATCACCACCAGAACCTGGATTAACTGCGTTATCAGCTACTTGATAGTATATTGTTGTACCATTAGCTATACTGACAGGACCATATTTAACTACACAACCTGTACCCATAGCTGATCCTCTTCTAGTCCAGTTAACATTATCAGTTGAAGTATATAATGCCGCTCCACCTAGGAAAGTAACATCTGTTTTAGCGTAAATATTAACTGTAAATGTTGTTACAGCAGGTGATGTACTTGGAGTATTACTAATTGATTTACTTATTGAAATACTTGGTGTGACACTAGCTGCCGCTACTGATCTACTTGGTGTAATACTAGGTGTGTTACTAATAGATTTACTTATACTAATACTTGGTGTATTGCTTATAGATTTACTAATTGATATACTTGGTGTAACACTAGGTGTTCTACTTAGTGTAATACTAGGTGTTCTACTAATAGATTTACTTATTGATATACTTGGTGTTTTACTTATACTAGTACTTATTGATATACTTGGTGTAGCACTAATTGATGTTGATTTAGTGATACTAGGTGTTGGTGAAGGTGGAGTACAAGAAGTTTCATTAAATATCTTACCAGCATCAGTTGGATTGTCTCCAATATTCCAATAGCTTACACCATCAGATAAATATACAGCATACGGATTACTATTTTCACTAATTGGTATACTTAATCCTGGATCAGTGTATATGGTAGTTCCGTTTGATAGATTAGTCACATTAGGTAAAGTGTAATAAGTAGTTGTGCTTATTGTTGGATACCACCCACAAACTTCAAACCCATCATGGAAAACTGTATCGTTGCCATTAGCTAATAACCATGATCTATAAGATATTGTTGGTGAAGGAGTTACAGATGGTGTTCGAGTTGGTGTTATAGAAGGTGTATTGCTAAATGATGGACTAATACTAATACTTGGTGTATTTGATATTGAGTTGCTTATAGTGATACTAGGTGTTATAGATGGAGTATTACTAATAGATTTACTTATTGATATACTTGGTGTTACACTAACTGATATTGATTTAGTGATACTAGGTGTAACGCTTGGTGTTGCACTAATACTAATAGATGGAGTAACAGATGGAGTATTTGATATTGATTTACTAATTGAAATACTTGGTGTTACACTTGGTGTTGCACTAATACTAATACTTGGTGTATTTGATATTGAGTTGCTTATAGTGATACTAGGTGTTACAGATGGAGTATTACTTATAGAGTTACTAACAGTTATACTAGGTGTGTTACTAATAGAAGCACTTATAGTAATACTAGGTGTAACGCTTGGTGTTGCACTAATACTAATAGATGGAGTAATACTTGGAGTATTGGATATTGATTTACTAATTGAAATACTTGGAGTTGGACTAATTGATATGCTTGGTGTAGCGCTAATTGAAATACTTGGAGTAACACTTGGAGTATTACTTATAGAAGCACTTATAGAAATACTTGGTGTATTACTTATAGAGTTACTCACTGTTATACTAGGTGTTACAGAAGGTGTATTACTAATAGATGGACTAATTGATATGCTTGGTGTATTACTAATTGAGTTACTTATAGTGATACTAGGTGTTACACTTGGTGTAGCACTTATAGAAATACTTGGAGTGTTAGATATTGATTGACTAATAGAAATACTAGGTGTTGTACTAATAGAAATACTTGGTGTTACAGAAGGTGTGTTACTTATTGAGCTGCTTATAGTAATACTTGGAGTATTACTTATAGAATTACTAACAGTAATACTCGGTGTATTGCTTATAGAATTACTAACAGTTATACTTGGAGTGTTAGATATTGATTGACTAATAGAAATACTAGGTGTTGTACTAATAGAAATACTTGGTGTTTTAGATACACTTATTGAAGGTGTTTCACTTGGTGTTCCAGATATACTAATTGAAGGTGTTACACTTGGTGTTTTAGATACACTTATTGAAGGTGTTTCACTTGGTGTTCTACTTGGAGTGGCACTAATACTAATACTAGGTGTTATACTAGGACTAGCTGTTATAGATGAATTTATTGATGGTGTTATACTAATTGTTGGTGTAATACTAGGTGTTATACTAATACTTGGAGTAGCACTAATACTAATTGAAGGTGTTTCACTTGGTGTAACACTAACACTTATTGAAGGTGTTTCACTTGGTGTAGCACTAACACTTATTGAAGGTGTTTCACTTGGTGTAACACTTGGTGTAGCACTAATACTAATTGAAGGTGTTTCACTTAGTGTTACACTTGGTGTAGCACTGATACTAACTGAAGGTGTTATACTAGGAGATTTAGAAATTGATTTACTTAAAGTAACACTAGGTGTTCTACTAATTGAAGCAGATTTACTAATACTTGGTGTTTTTGATGGTGTTCTAGATATAGTAATAGATGGTGAAACACTAATACTAGGTGATAATGAAGATCCAATTGATGGACTTACACTTATTGAAGGTGTGGGACTTGAAGTTGGAGTTATTGTTATACTAGGAGTAGGTAATGATGAAACTGATAGATCAAGTTCTTCATATATTGGTACTTCTACCAACACTACTGGATTGGTTATAATTTCTAGTTCTAAACGTTCATTAATTAAAGTATACTGAAGTGGATCTGTTAAATATTTGTTTAGATTTATAATGGTTTTATTTGCATCTGCTATAGCACGTAAGTTAGAATCTATAAGACCAGGTTGAATTCTAACATTATTTTTATATACATCATTTAATGGACCTGTTAATTTCCATCCTATAACAATAGCATTATATGAATTTAAAAAACTAACATCATTTCTATATTTGTTAAAATTAATAGCATTTAACTCATATATGTTATTTTCAGGTATTGTTGATGCCTTTAATTGAACTATATAACGAGGAAAAAATCCTAAACTATAATCAGTATCTGTTGGTTGAATGAAATCTGATTTTAATAAAACTGTAGCTAGATTTTGATTATAATGTTTATTATAAGCATTATTTGAGCCTAGAGTTTTAACTAAACTATTTGGATCTGTATTAATTGGTTTACGTGTATCATATATTCTAATAGATGCTATTGTATGTGTTTGACCAGTCCAATATCTATCTTTATCATCTTTATGATAAAATCCTTTATAGTAATCTCCCTTAGAGTCTACAAATTTAAACCCTTGGTCATATCCAGTCTCAACTATATTTGAAGGAGATATATTCATTTATTCTAAATATTTTATTTAACTGGTTTTAAACAACCTGATGACTCTGATCCTTGTTTACATTTACTTTCATAAATGATTTTATTTTTTGATATATTTTTAATATCAATTTCTTGTGAAAATTTTTCAACCGCTGTTATATCTATAAATGCACTAAAGGTTTCATTTGATTGTATTACATTTTGATTTACAGCATTTAACATTGTAAGATATAAATTCTGTAAATTAATAGATTTAACTATTGTACCATAATAAGTTACTGTATCAGGATTATCATCAATTGTAGTTAGATCATTTTTAATTTTCTCTCCAGCTTCATCTCCAAATATCCTAAATAAAAATATATCTGTAGATTTAAAATCTGATTCTTTTACAAAACGAGATTGATCTATGCTTTTTTTATATTTATCTGATCCAAGATCTTTTATAAAAAATCCTCTATAAAAATTTGTACCAGTTAATATTTCTGTTTGTAATTTCTGACCAGTATATACTGTCACTTCTTTTAATTCTGCTAATGTAGCGGGAAAATCAGGAGGTGGATTTTGACTTGCTTTGTTAAACCATAATGTAAGATATTCATCAAAAGTTAATGCTTTAGTAGTACTTGTTAGAGCGTTGAATATATACACAGCATCATCTGCTTTTACTCTATCAAAACTTATAGTACTTGAAGTTAATTTTTTATTTCCTTCTAAAAATGGTTCTTTTAAAGTTGGATTATTATCACCTATTGTTCTAAGAGTTTGATAAACTAAATAATCAGCCATAGCAAAAACCAAATATGAGTTTCCTTTTATTTGTGTTTTAATCTGTTGTATTACTTGTTTTAATTTATTTTTATCAATAGAAAGTTCAATCGCTTCATTATCTAATAAACACATTTGTGTTTTTAAAGTTGTTATCCAATCATTACTTTGTAAAGAATGAGATATACCTGTGATTATAAAACCAACATTAGAGTTATAATAACTTCTAGGTAACATGTCTTTATCAATTCTAAAAATTTGACCAATAATAAATCCTCCTATCCCGTCTAATGTGAGTTCAAGTTCAAAAGGTATAATTGATTTGAAATTAACATCTTTACCATTTATTTGATAATGGAAAGTTTTTAATAAATTAGAAGCATTACTAGTTTCTATTTGTTGTGGTATTCTTGTTTCTCTAATTCCTTTAGGATTAGCAGTAGATACATTATATTTTGTAGTGTAATCTCCTAATATTTTTTTATTTATATAACCTGTTAATATTGATACATTATTATATATGTTATAATAATATAATGTATTAGCTTCTATTTCCTTTCCATCTTTATCTAAAATACTGCTATTTCCAGCTGTTTCAGATGTTGATATATCTAAATTATTTTTAATTCTATCACTTAATCCTTCATTAAAATAAGTTTGTGTTGAAGCATAAATATCACCTAAATTTTTAACATTTCCTGATGAACCAGCGGCTATACCAATCATAGTTGATTGTTCAGAAAATATACGAGAATTAATCTTAACATCTCGACATATGCTTTTTAAACCAAATGTATCAAACATGAATTTACTACTAGCGCCCTCACCTGTCTCTAAGTACTTAGCATCAATTATCTGGATAATATTTCTATTAGTGTATAATTTGAAGTCATTTATTCCACCTAAGGCAAATGATATGTCTTCTAGTAATTCTGTTAATAATTTAGTTATATCTACTCCATTTTCTCCGCCTGAATATTTTCTATATACTTCTAATATTTTGCCTATAGAAATATATATATTTCCTATTTTTCCTACACTAACAACTTTATAACCATCTTTTTGTTTAATAGCATCTTGTTTATAAAAGGAAGGTAAGACATATGATGAACCTGCTTTGTAAGAATTTAAAGCAGGATCAAATGTAAATCCATTAAACATTAAAGGGTTAAATCCACGATCTTGTTGATCTGTTGTTGATTCACTATCTGTTATAAATGTAGCTAAATCATTGCTTATCAAACATATTGTAGGATCAATACTAACACTATCCTCACTCATTAAACAAGTTGTTTCTTCTGGTATTACTAGGTAAAGTAAAGGATCACCTGTTTCTTTATTTCTAGGTATAAAAAATCTATTAAGTATAACTATGAATGTTTTCATATTCATATATTCTATACCTGTACCGTCTGTTGATGCCTCAGATAACCTAACTAAACCTAAACCAGCTATACTTAAATTAAAATTTCTATCAACAAACTTATCACCCATATCAAATTTGTATTTGATTTTT